TTTTTTTTTCAAAAAATAATTTTTTCCCTAAATCTTAATCTCAATTTTGCTAAGTCCAAAACTTATATATAATGGCATATCCAAGAGGAAGACGAACACCGCTAAAACGTAGGGCTACTTACGGAAGAGGAACTCGAACCTTCGCCCGTGCGAGATACCGCAGGGCTTACTTCAACCGCCGACGCGGAGTAGGAAGAAAGGAAAAGAAGGGATGCGATGTATCTTTCGCCACGGCTGGAATCATCGCCTCGACGAATACCAACGGTGGTATCTATCTCTTGAACGGAATCCAAGAAGGGGTTGGATCATGGAATCGAATTGGAAGGTATATGTGGAACAAATCCATTGAACTGGACCTAACTCTCCGGTACACCTCCAGCTACGGGGCACTTGACACCGACATCACCAGCGGAGAATGGGTGCGAGCAGTGCTGGTATGGGATAAGCAGCCCAACAACGGTGCGATCCCAACCTTTGACACCATCTTTGGACAAACGTCACAAGCAGGAGTCGAATCAGCATCCGTGATGGATCACCTCCGATACGACAACATGTTCCGCTTCAAAGTTCTGATGGATGAATGCATCAATCCAACCCTCACAAATGCCGCCGTTTCAACACCGATCAACCCCTCAACGGCAAGCTTGGTCAACAATACTTACTTCAGATTCCACAAATATGTCAAGCTTCGAAACATGCTCACCAACTTCAGTGGAACTGCAAACCCCATGACAACTGCAAACATCTCAACTGGTGCACTCTACCTCATCCTCCGAACACAAAGTGCCACCCTCACCGAACTCTGGGCCGTTGAAGACACCTCAACTGCACGCCTCCGTTATGTCGATTAATCAATAAACTCTGCGATGCTCTACGCCTAAGACGAGGGCGGTCAGCTGCCGGGCCCTTCGGGCCTATCCGGCCGCTGAACGGTAAGGGGCTCCGCCCGTGGTATTTTTTTTATTAAACAGCTAGGGCTAGGCTATCTTCAGCTAAAAGCGGAAATCCGAGAGTGGACTTTCGTTAACCAATCAGAAGACTTTCAGACTTTTAGAATTGGGAACGTGGGAACCGAGTGAGCGAGATCGCGCACACGTCCACCCGACCAATCAAATAATTTAGAGTGTATTAAGGAAGAGAAGCTCATATATAAAATATTGCGCTGAATTCTTTTTTCTTTTTTTATTTTAGAAATAAATTAAATGTCTAATTTTAGATTTCATTCAAAATCTATTTTTCTTACTTTTCCTCAGTGCGATTATCCTTTGAAGAACTTCAAGGATAACATCGAGGCATATTTCGGAGATAACTTAGAGAAAGGAGTTGTCTCTCAAGAAAATCACCAAGACGGTAACAAACATCTGCACGCTGCAATATGTCTTCATCGACAGGTAACCTCCAGAGATCCAAAACTATTCGACAAATTAGTCGACCCAGCCAAACACCCCAACATAGCGGGCCGTTTCACCGGGGGGATGTTGAAAGCTTTCGACTATGTGATGAAGGAGGGGAACTTCTTGCCGCTAAACGAGAAATCATTCGACTTGAAGGAATTCTTGAAGCTAAGCAAAGAGAAGAAGAACTCCAGAGCGAGTCTGATCGTAAAAGAATTCGACGAGCTCCCTCCGGAAGATGTGATGGAGAACAACAAGGACTTCATGCTGCTCCACGGAAAGCAAATGCAAGCTTACGTGGCTTGGAGAGAAGAGCGAGAGCGACGCTCGAAGTTTGCCAGGGCCCAAGCTCAAAAGGTATTTGTCGTGCCTGCGCCCGGTTACTTCAACGCATGGAACAACGAGATTGCTTCATGGCTGACGACGAATCTTCGACAGAAGAGGAAGCACCGGCAGACGCAGCTCTGGATCCAGGGCCCGCCGGGGATCGGCAAGACCTCAATGATGATGATGTTGGAGGAATTATATTCTCTGACGATTTATCATTGGCCTAAAGACGAAAGGTGGTGGGACTTGTACGGTGACGGGCAGTATGATGTCATTCTGCTCGACGAGTTCCGCTCCCAAAAAATGATCACCGAACTGAATCCAATTCTCTCGGGGGATCCGATCTCTCTCTCCCGCCGCGGAATAGCTCCAATTGTCAAACGAGATAATCTCCCTGTTATTATCATGTCCAATTATTCTCCTGAAGAATGTTTTCCATCAGCAAACGAGCATGGGAAGCTCGATCCATTGCTTGATAGGATTAAGATTGTGAAGTGTGAAGGTCCAATTAGGATTGTTGAAGGAAGACCAGTTGAAGATTTTGCAACCGGCTGTTCTTCTTTTGACTGGCCTGATGAAGACCTCCCGCCTCCGCTCGGTCCTATCATGACTCTGACTGATGACTACTCTGAAATCTTCCCTGAAACCCCTCCAGAGTATGAAGTCGTAGATGATGATCAGATGCCTGCTCGAGTTCGACGAGCGCCTCCTGCGTTTATCAATGGTTTTCCAAACCCTGAACACTGGTTACCAGCCCCAGGAGTACCTGGTACGGCAAATGGGGAACGATATCCGAGTTCCGCTGCGGCAGTGCCTTACACCTCCGCGGATTTTGATCGTAATAACGATCCTTTTTACTTTGACAAGATCTCTCGTCAAAGTCGCGCAGCAATGCTTGCTGCCAGAAACATTTAATAAAATATTTCACTGAAAAATAAATTTTTCTTTTTAGCTACGCTAAAAGTCGCTAGTGACACTAGCGACACTGGCTAGCGCTAGTAATATTAGGCGCCGGCCGGTGTCACGGCTTTTAGCGCTCGCCAGAATTATTTTTTTTTCAAAAAATAATTTTTTCCCTAAATCTTAATCTCAATTTTGCTAAGTCCAAAACTTATATATAATGGCATATCCAAGAGGAAGACGAACACCGCTAAAACGTAGGGCTACTTA